AACTACCACTGTAAGTTCAACAACCACAACAATCTCTGACCCACTTATAGAGTTAGGAACAGGAACAACAGGAACTCCATCAAACGATGCAGGTATCGTGATAGAAAGAGGAGATGAAGATAATGCTTTCATAGGATTAGATGAAAGCACAAATAAATTTATAGTTGGTACAGGAAGTTTTACAGGGGGTAGCACAGGAGACCTAACAGTAACAACAGGAACTCTTGTAGCAAATATTGAAGGTAATGTCACAGGTAACTTAACAGGTACAGCAAGTGCAATAGCAGATAACTCAGTTACTTCTGCTAAAATAGTAAATGGTACTATTGCAACAGCAGACCTTGCAGATGATGCAGTTACTTCAGCAAAGATAGCAGATAATGCTATATTAACACAGCATATTGACGATAATCAAATAACAGCTGACCAAATAGCAAATGCTACAGTTACTACAACTCAGATTGCTGCAAATACAATAGCAACAGGAAACATTGCAGATAACGCTGTAGATGGAACAAAGATTGCTCAGAATAGTATTTTGACAAGACATATTGACAATGGTCAAGTAGATTCAGCTCAACTAGCAACTGATTCAGTAATATCAAGTAAGATAGCAGATAATGCTATTGATAGTGTAGCATACATATCAAGCGGTTTAATTACATCAGACTTGATTGCCGATGCTACTATTGTATCAGGTGACATTGCGGCAAACACTATTGCTACTGGTAATATTGCAGATAACGCAGTAAATGCTACTAAAATAGCAGCGAGTTCCATAACTAATAATGAACTTGCAGATAACTCAGTTACTTCAGCAAAAATAGTAAATGGAGCAGTTAATACAGTAGATATAGCAGATAATGCAGTAACAGCAGCTAAGATAGCAGCAAATGTTGTTGGGTCAAGTGAGATTGCGAATAACTCTATAACTTCGACTCAATTAGCAAGTGATGCTTTAGGTGGCAAAACAATGACTGGTACAATTACCTTCGGCGATGACGCAGTAATAAATCTTCAAGATAATACTAAGTTTAGAGCAAATGGTTCTTTAGGTATTAATGATAACAATGCTCCTCAGAGACTTCACTTAAATGGAGTAGCTGGTATAGACGTAGGCACAGGAAGTTCATCTTCAACATCACAGTTTACACTAGATAGCTTTGCTTCCGCAACATTTAGAACTGCAAAGTATTTAGTACAGGTAAAAAATTCAACAGACTCTGACTTTCATTGTATAGAGATATTACTCTTTCATGATGGGTCAACAGTCTATTTAACACAATACGCTTCCATATTTGATAATGGAGCTCAGGCAGCTTTTGACGCAGATATAAATAGCGGTAATGTAAGATTAAGAGTAACACCAGCAAGTGGAGACACAATGGCGTACAAGTTTATGAGACAAACAATAGAGGTATAAAATGGGACAAAAATTAGATTTCAATATTGAAGACGCAGGATTAAAGATTGATGGTACAGATACTATCGATGCAAGTAGAAACTTTGAGGGAGCAGTCGCAACAGGAAAGATTACTAGTGGAACTATGTCTGCAGCAAGACTGCCTTTTACTATATCAACAACGGCTCCCACAGGCGTAGGCAGTACAAATGATGGGCACATATTTTTTGTATATTCGAGTTAGTAAATGGCAATATTTGTTAATGACAACGGAACGCTTCGTCAGATTTCTTTTCTTGCCGTCAACGATGATGGCACACTCAGAGGAATCAATCAGGTATTCGTAAACGATGGAGGCTCTCTAGAAGGGCCTTTTAATATTGTTCACACAACAACTAGGAATACTGAAACAACTCGAAGCACAATTTCAGGGACAAGAACAACAACTTTTAATACAACAACTACTTTTGATACTAACAGAAGTACAGCAATAACTACAGTATTTAATACATCAACTACATTTAATACTACACAAGCGACAGGCAGTAGCAGAAGCACAACTACTACTTTTAATACTACACAAAGTACAACCACAGCTTTTACAACAACTACTGCCTTCACAACTACAACAACATTTAACACAACAGTAAGTACAACTACTGCATTTAATACTACAACTGCATTTACTACCACTACAACATTTAATACAACACAAGGTACAACTACAACTTTTACAACCACAACTACTTATAATACAACAACTACTTTTAATACAACTAAAAGTACTACTACTGCGTTTACAACTACGACAACATATACAACTACAACTACATTTAATACTTCGCAGAGTACAACAACTACATTCACAACTACAACTGCATACGATACTACAACGACTTTTGAAACTAATCAGTCGACTACTACTGCATATAATACAACCACTGCGTATACAACATTTTTTGATACAGTAATATCTACAAGTAGAAATACATCATTTGCTACAAATACTGCAAGAACAACAAATACTTCACAGTCAACAACTAGAACAACAACATTTGATACTACAACAACATTTACAACTACAACCACATTTACAACTACGACTGCTTACCAAGACACAACAACTTTCGTAACAGAAACAGCATATGTAGATAATACATCACAGGCAACTACCAGAACAACAACATTTACAACTACAACTGCCTATGAAGATACAACTACATTTACAACAAGTACAGCATATGTAGATAATACTTCTCAAGCAACAACTAGAGATACAACATTTGATACAACTACTGCTTATGAAGATACAACCACTTTTGTAACAAGCACAGCTTATGTAGATAACACTAGTTTTTCAACAACTAGAACAACAACATTTGATACAAGTACAGCATATGTAGATAATACAAGTTTTGCTACAGGATTCACAAACTCAACAGGATTCACAAACTCAACAGGATTTACAAACAATACCTCTAGAAATACAAATACTTCTAGAAATACTTCTTTTGCTACAAATACTGCAAGAAATACAAACACAGCAAGAGGCACAGGATTTACAAATAATACTGCAAGAAATACAAATACAAGTAGAGCAACAGGATTTACAAACTCTACTGGATTTACAAATAATACAGCAGGGTCAAGAAATACTAGCAGAACTACGACATTTATAGATGACACTGCTTATGATTTTGATGAGGAAGATTTATCAACACTATTTAGACAAACAAATACAAGTAGAAGCACATCATTCTCAACCTCGTTCTCTGCGGCAACAAATACAAGTAGGAATACTAATACATCAAGAAACACAGCATTTACAAACTCTACTTCTTTTGCAACTAATACAAGTAGAAATACCTCATTTACAAACTCAACAGGATTTACAAATAATACATCAAGAAGTACTGCCTTTACTAATTCTACATCATTTGCCACAAATACAGCGAGAAATACAAATACTGCTAGAAATACAAACACAAGTAGAAATACATCACAGGCAACTAATACAGCAAGAAATACTGCTACTTCTCAAAGTACTTCTTATACTACTACACAGGCAACTAATACAGCAAGAGATACAAATACTTCTCAAACAACAAATACAAGTAGAAGTACAGCTACAACACAATCAACATCTTATAACACTAGTTTTGCGACAAACACTGCAAGAGATACAAATACTTCTCAGACTACAAATACAAGCAGAAGTACAAATACAGCACAGTCAACTTCTTATAATACTAGTTTTGCTACAAACACAGCGAGAGATACAAATACCTCTCAAACAACAAATACATCAAGAAGCACAAACACTGCCCAAGGTACAAACACATCACAATCAACAGGTACATCACAGTCAACTAGTTTTACTACTACTTTTGAAACAACAACTGCATATGTGGATAATACTACACGCTCTACCGATTATGAAACAGCATTTCAAACATCAAGAGCTAGTTCAAGAAGTACAGGTACAGATAGAACAACAACAACTACATTTAACACAAATACTACAACAGGTACAAGTAGAGGAACAGCAACAAGTAAAACAACAACAACTACATATGAAACTACGCAAGGAACATCAACAAGTAGAAGTACAGCATCAAGTAGAACTACAACAACTACATTCAATACTGATACAACTACTGTTGAGAGTAGAGGAACTCTTACAAGCAGAGGAACAGATACTGTCTTCAATACTACACAATCAACCGCTAGTTCAAGAAGCACAGGAAGTTCAAGAAGTACTACATCAACATTTAACACTACACAATCAACTGCTAGTTCAAGGAGTACAGCTTCAAGTAGAACTACTACAACTACATTTGAAACTACACAATCTACAACAACAGCTTATGATACTACAACTACATTTGAGACTTCAAAAACTACAGCAAGTTCTAGAGGAACAACTAGAACTACAACTTTTGAAACCACACAGGCGACGGAGACAAGTAGAACAACTGACCATACAACAACTACAACATTTGCTACGGTCACAAGTCTATTTGAAAGAACAACCGCCTCTCAGGCAGGAACGCTATTTGGCACAGAGGTTTCAAGTGCCAACGACTTTGTAGCTTCTTTCTGGGACGGCTCACAATGGAATGAATCATAATGGAAAAAGATAAAAAAGTCACAGTAGAGTATGTGAACGAGAAAATGGAAAGCATGGTAAGTGCGATGTTCGATACTATGATGGAGACAGAAGAAAGACTAAAAAACTTAGAACGAAAATATTACGAGTTAAAGCATGGCAAAGATAAGACCTCGTAAAAAATTACAAGCATTAGCTATAAATGAAGAAGTAGGAGATATACCAACTCATTACTTTAAATCAGGCTCTAGCATGAGACCGAAAGAACAGTTGCAGGATTTAAATGAGTTTAAAACTTATTTACTGCCTGAAGAAGCTAGAGGTACAACATTTGAGTATGATGTATGGTTTAATACTAACGAAAATGTAACTATAAGAAAATGGTTATATACAGATTTTCTAGGAAAAGGAATTTATGTAAGAGTAAACTCCAGACCTATAAATACTAAATTATTTAAATCAATCGTTAATTCTGACATTAAAATAGATGAAGAACGAATTGAAAAAATAAGAAACAATTTAGAAAATAAATATAGTTTACAATGGAACACAGAATTTTATGATAAAGTCGTGTTTCTGCCAGGAAGTAATCTATTGTGCAAAGGCACAGTAATAAATCATGGTAGAGTAAAAGCATTAGTAGACCAGGGTTGGAAAGTAAAACCACACCCCATAACTGCACATATATACATGGCAGATTTAAAAAGAAGATATGGGGCAGAAAATGTATTAAATAAAAAAGAAGGTGGTTTTGAACTTCTTCTAAATTGTAAGGAAATGGCCTGTTCTCAAAATAGCGAGATGGGTTTAATAGCATTATTACTCGGTAAGAACATACAGATGGTATCTTACCCAGTTGAAAAAAGAGAAAAGAATTTACTAACTTATGAAAGTTTTTACGAAAGTATCGCAGAAACAAATGCTAAAGAAACAATATTAAAATTATTCTCTTCAAAAAGGTCGGGAATAATATTTAACTTTGATACTGATGCAAAAGATAGATTAGAAAATTACTTAAATAATTTTTGGGAATATAAAATAATAAATGATTGAGATAATAACACAATACAAACAAGACTGGACAATGTTCACTCTTGCTTCTTTACTAGACCAGAACGAAGATTTTCGTCTGCATTTGTATGTAGATGAAAAACACTGGAAAAGCGCAGAGGTCAGATGGATAATTAGAAATTTTGATAGAGTAAAAATATATCAGTCTTGGTGGAATGAAAACCATACCGCAAAACAGATGTGCCATTTAAAAAATTATTGGTGTGATAAAACTCCTAGTTTGAGTAAAAGATTAATTTTTGCAAATGGAAATAGAATTTTCAATGGAAAAGTTGAAGGTAACAATATACCGCCCGAAAATTTTTTCAAAAAGAATTTATCGTTCCTTTCCTTCAAGAAGGTATTTAGGGAACACCCGTCCTTCAAAAACTATTATGCAATCTTAGGCAACCCGGTAATCGCTAATAGTCCAAAAGAGGTCGACCCCGAATTTGTAATTATGAACTGGGATAAGTTAAAAGAAATGGACGATAATGATTTATTCTATGAAGTCTATGACCCAAATAGACTACCACCTGGGCCGTCAAAAACTATAGACAATAAGATTAACTTAGCAAATAATTTTAACTTAATGAAATCTTTAATGACATATAACTATAATAGTATGCCTATTTATATGAATGGTAGAAATGATTGGTTAATCCAATTAGATGCTATTGGACTAAGAGATATAATTAATTATAATGTAATGTTAAGAAAATCATATTCTATAAATATTCAGAATCACTGGTTAGCAGAAGACTATAATTTATTACCAACAGGTATACAACTAGCGATGCCTTGGGATTTGTATACAGCATTGATTGATAAGATACCAATGAACTTTAGAAATCATGCACTAAATGAAAAACTACTTTTGAAAGCACAAAAACAAAAAGATATGCTAGAAAAAGCACTAAAGGCAGGTCTTAGATTAGGTAAGATTTAAAGTTTCTTTTTTTAAGTCTGATAAAACAATCCACTCCAATAATCCTCTATCTTTCATTTGAAGAACTAAATCTTTTTCTTTAGGGTTATGTGGATTCATTTTTTGTGTTGATATTGGCATGTGCCAACTAGAAGGATAATCTTCGCCAGTTTTAAAAGGCAAAGACTTAGAGAAAAAGTCAAACCCTATCAAAGTTAAACTTTTATAATTACATTTACGAATAAAAAATAGAATAGCCCAAAATCCTGCAGAAGGTCTCCACCCTAATGCTTCTTTTTCTACAACTCCGAGTTCTTTATTTATATTTCTTATTTCTTCATCAGAAAACATTTCAACATAGTCAAATGTGGGGTCTCCTGATTTTGCAGGTAAATCTAAATGTATTCTACATCTATTAAATAATACAAGAGAATCTTTAAAAAATCTTTGAAAGTTTGCTCTTAAATATCCTGTAACCCAGATATCAGTTCTACTACCTATTTTATCTTTATTATCTTCATTAGGTATTCCTTGTCCAAATCGCACGATAGTATCATAAGATTCTATTTTATCTTTTAGATTATGTTGTAAAATTTCAACTGAGTTTCCTACTAAGAGGATATTTTTATTTTGTGTAAGTTCTTGTAGTGTTTTAGCCATTCTGTTGAGTAAAGCATGTCATCATGTATATCTAGCCACGGCCCACCATCTGTAAAGTGAACTGCTTTTGCACTATTAAATTTGTAATAATTTACCATGGCATTATACTCTGCAGGTAAGTCTCCAATAGTACTTGCCCAAGCAAACTCATGCAAGTCTTTTCCAGACCAAGAGTTTACTAAGTCGCTAGTTAATGAAAAACATTTGTCGTTATTAAAATACATGAGAGATGACCAATACTTTCTTGGATAAGACATATTTGCTTTGCCTTTCATCTTTTCATGTGGTGTTGTTAAAAATGGAGGGTGTTTGACTACCCACACACTTGGCGATTGAGAACTCTGTTTAGCAAAGTCTTCGATTTCTTGTGGGTCACATCTCCACATAAAATCTCCATCGCAAAATAGTGCGT